GGCTCTATCATGTTTCCACATGAAGGATTCAGGTGCGAAACAAGCATCAAGTGCACTAATGCTGTAACGACACATGTGACTGTATTTTACGCATAGGGGTTTAAATGGCTTATTCAGGCACTCAAACATTTAACCTCTCAATAGATGAAATCATAGAGGAAGCATTAGAGCGCTGCCAATTGGAAGCGCGAAGTGGCTATGATCTAAAGACAGCAAAAAGATCCTTAAACCTTATGTTTGCGGAATGGGCGAACCGTGGATTGAATCTATGGACCGTTGCCTATGCTACGCAGACACTAACAGCTGGAACAAATTTCTACGGGGTTGACCAAAAGGTCGTGGACATTTTGGATGCAACTATTACAACTACAACTGGTGCAACTGCAAACCTGGAAGGTGACAGCAGCACTACTGATGTTTCTGTTGCAAGAATTTCACGCGAAGAATTCATGAATCTTACCAGAAAGGAGAAATCATCAACTGGGGATGCAAGACCTACACAATGGGCCCTAATTCCTGGAACGGTTACAACTGGAGGATCTTCCTCTAGTGGTCGTCCGGAATATGACATGACCCTTTTCCTATATCCAAGTCCGGATAAGGCTTATATTTTCAAATATTTCTATATTGGAAGAATACAGGACGCCGGTGATTATGTTAATAACGCCGATGTTCCTTTCTACTTTCTTCCGTGTTTGACTGCAGGACTGGCTTACTATATAAGCTTAAAGAGAGCACCAATGCTGAGTGCAAACTTAAAAGCGGTGTATGATGAGGAATTTAAACGTGCTGCTGAGAATGATCGTGAACGAACATCGTTCAGGGTTGAACCGGCACAAGCCTATATACCATAGGAGGTAATATGGCAATTTGTAAAAAATGCGGTAATGAATGCGATTGTGGGGACAATTGTGAATGTCAAGACTGCGAATGTAAAAAGGAGGAATAATGAGTAATCCAAACTGGAATAAAGGTACTAACGCCGGAAGAAGTTCTAAAGGTGGAGTAAAAGGAAACTGGAGTGATAGGGGAACTAATTCTATCCCTGAAGCCAAGGCTAAGGAAAAAGCAAAATCTGTTTCACTATCTAAAGGAAATGTTTCCGGAACCATGCAAAGCATGGGTGCGGCTACTAAAGGTGGCAAGTATCATTGGGTAGGATCTAAAGATTCTAAATGGTAAAATAAATGGCTTACGCTAGAGGAAGATACGCTAAGTTCATTTCTGATCGTAGCGGAATGGAATTCCCATATCGAGAAATGGTGAAGGAATGGAATGGTGCGCGTGTTCATAAAAGTGAATATGAACCAAAGACAGCACAGGATCATCCTCGTAAGCATTCTGCTGATAAAGAATCATTACAATACGCTAGACCAGATAGGGGTGAAAGTGCTGTTGCAACATTGCTTCCTTTAAATCCTTTCAGGTTTACAGCAAGTAGTGCAACAATATCAGTTTTTGAACCTAGCCATGGACGATCAAGCAGTGATACTGTAAGGTTCAGGGATGTCAGAGGAAGTATATTCGGAGCTTCAATAACTGAATTGGAAGATTCTGATGGATATAGCATTACAAAGACAGACGATGATTTTTATACCTTTGCAGTTTCAACATCTGCAGGAACAACTGGAAGTGGCGGAGGCGATTATGTTTCTGCCGGACCGGCAACATTGAGTGCATAATGACAACATACGCTGAATTAACAACACAGATTTTAAACTACACAGAAACAAGCACTGATGTTCTGACATCTACGATAACTGATGATTTTATAGAGCATACAGAAAATAGGATATTAAGGGAAGCTGATTTGGATGCATTCAAATCGCACCAATATACAACTGTAACGGCTGATAATCCTTTTGTATCCTTGCCGGGTGGATCTGATCCAGATCCAACATCCTTGTCTACAATAAGGACAGTTCATATTTATCCTGCATCAGGAACAGCGACAAGAGATTTTTTAGAGCAACGCGATATCAGTTTTATGAATGAATATTGGCCAGTTAGAACTTCTACTAGTACACCTAAATACTGGGCGTGGTGGGATGAAAACTCAATTTATCTTGCGCCAACGCCGGATGCAGCGTATAACATAGAAGTAGGAATTACTAGACTGCCAACAAGACTGTCCAGTTCCAATACAACCTCATGGTTGGGGAACAATGCCCCATCGGCATTGCTTTACGGAAGTCTTGCAGAAGCCTTCAAGTTCTTGAAGGGACCAGCGGAAATGCTGCAATTATACGAACAATCATATCAACGTGCCATACAAGAGTTGATGATCGAGCAACAAGGAAGGCATAGAAGAGATGAGTATATGCATGGTGAATTAAAAATACCAGGCATGCAAACACAACAGAAATCCATAGGAGGATAAGACATGGCAATAACCCAAGCTGTCTGTACAAGCTTTAAACAGGAAATTCTTGTTGAAGGGCATGATTTTACAGCTACAACTGGTGACACTTTTAAAATTGCATTGTACACAAGTTCAGCTACATTAAGTGCTTCTACATCCGCTTATTCCAGTTCGAATGAAGTTTCTGCTTCAGGAACCTATACGGCTGGTGGTGGATCATTGACAGCAGTGACTCCAACAACAAGCGGAACGACTGCTCTTTGTGATTTTGCTGACGCTTCATTTACATCAGCAACTATTACAGCTCGTGGAGCATTAATTTATAACAGCAGCGCTTCCAACAAGGCGGTATGCGTATTGGACTTTGGTGGCGATAAAACGTCAACAAGCGGAACATTTACAATTCAATTTCCAGCAGCAGATGCAAGTAATGCTATTCTACGGTTGGCATAGGAGATAATTAATGGCTCTCGTATTAGACGATAGAGTAAAGGAAACATCGACGACAACAGGAACAGGAACGCTTGATTTAAGCGGCGCCGTTTCAGGATTCCAGACTTTTGTTGCGGGAATAGGTGATGGCAACACGACATATTATGCCATTGTTAACCGTGATGAAGCGGAATGGGAAACTGGTCTTGGGACCGTAACCGATGCTTCTACGGACACATTAGCGAGAACAACCGTTCTTGCAAGTTCAAACAGTGATAGCGCTGTTGACTTTAGTGCAGGAACAAAAGATGTTTTTGCAACATTGCCAGCAAGTAAAGTATCTTATCTTGATGCAAGCAATGATTTAATTCTTGGAACAGGAGCATCTGGTGTTGACTATTCCCTAAAATTTGATGGGGAAACAAGTGATGGTGTCATTACATGGATGGAAGACGAGGATTCTTTCAAAGTGGAAGATGATCTCGTCATGGACAGTTCCAAAAGACTATATCTTTATGATGAAGGTGGAGAATACATTTATGGTGACGGAACAGATTTATATTTAACTTCTGGCGCTGATATCAATATTCCTGCCAATATTGGCATGACCTTTGGTAATGATGGAGAGAAAATAGAAGGTGATGGCACTGATTTAACTATCAGTGGCAATAACATTAATTTAACAGCTACTGCGGATGTTGTCATTCCAGCAGATGTAGGAATAACATTTGGCAGTGGTGAAAAGATTGAAGGCAATAGCACGGATTTAACGGTCACGTCCGGTGCTGACATTAATTTAACCGCTACATCGGATGTCAATATTCCCTCTGGAGTGGGAGTGACTTTTGGCAATGATGGCGAAAAGATTGAAGGTGATGGCACTGATTTAACTATAGCCGGTAATAATATTAATTTAACAGCCGTTGCGGATGTTGTTATTCCAGCAGATGTTGGTATTACATTTGGCAGCGGAGAAAAGATTGAAGGAAATAATACAGATTTAACGGTTACATCCGGCGCTGATATTAACTTGACAGCAACCTCGGATGTGAACATACCATCCGGCGTTGGAGTAACATTCGGTAATGATGGTGAAAAGATTGAAGGAGACGGAACAGATTTAACCATTAGTGGCAATAACATTAATCTTACAGCTACGGCTGATGTTGTAATACCTGCTAACGTAGGAATAACATTTGGAAGTGGTGAAAAGATTGAAGGCGACAGTACAAATTTAACTCTTACATCCGGTGCGGATATTGCGCTAACAGCTACTTCAGATATCAATGTTCCATCGGGAGTTGGGATGACTTTCGGTGATGATGGCGAGAAGATAGAGGGTGACGGAACAGATTTAACAATTCTTTCAAGTGGCGTTCTTAATCTTGCAGCAGGTGGAACAACAAACCAGGTCAAGGTAACGGATGGAGCAATTCTTCCAATCACAGACGATGATGTGGATTTAGGAAGTTCATCCTATCAATTCAAGGACGCTTACATTGACGGTACGCTGGAAGCGGACGCAATAACAATAGGTGGTACGGCAGTCACAGCAGGTGGAGCATCAAAGGGTTTTGCCATTGCTGTTGCGATCGCGCTGTGATATAAGGAGGAAATATGGCACAAGATTTTGAATCAACTGGAATATTGGTAACAAATAGTGAAACAACTATTTATACATCAAATTCAGATGACGCTATTGTTGGGCTGAGACTGGCTAATATTCTGACAACTGCAATTACAATGGATGTTTACATTGACTTGGCAGGTGCAGGAACGAATTTTTATATTTGTAAAAATTTAAGCATTCCACCGGCAAGTTCAGTAGAACTGGTTCAGGGTGGAGCTAAAATGGTTATACAAAGTACAGATGTAGTTTACGGTCTTTGTGGAACAGCGAATGGTTGTCACGTTTGGATCAGTCTAGTTGACGCAATTAGTTAATAGGAGGAACAATGGGTGATACAGTAGGAGGACCTATTTATATAGGCGGAGATGCGGCCGCAGATGAATTTATTGATGACCACGCAGCAACACTGGATGGAACGCAAGTTATTGAATCTGCTGTTCTAGCAGGTCCAGTGACATTTGCAGGAACAGTAACAATAGAAGGTAACTTGGTAATAGTATAATGGGAACAATACAGATAGACGGTTCAACGCCAAAACTGACAATAGGAAATGCAACCGCAGAGGATGCGACTATTCTATTTGATGGCAACGCACAGGACTTCTATATAGCACTTGATGACTCAGCCGATGACCTATTAATTGGACTTGGCTCAACAGTGGGCACAACGCCTGCAATATCAATAGACGAAAATTTAGCCATAAAAACTTATGGCGATATTACTATGACGGGAACAACACCTGTACTAACGATAGGTGATGCAGGGGCTGAGGATACAACTATTTTATTTGATGGTAATGCTCAAGACTTTTACATTGCCCTCGATGATTCGGCAGATGACTTACTAATTGGATTAGGTAGTACAGTTGGTACAACGCCTATTA